GAATTTGTAGATTAGTAAAACGATGCCCGGTCTGACAAATAAGGGTTAATCAAAGAAACTGCCGGTATTGTGCGTTTAAGAAGTCAGACCCTTAGACAAACTTTATCGGCTTTATTTATTTTATATGAGTACAGAAATAGAACTACATCAAATCAAACTACCAACAGTCCAGGAACTTTACACGGAACCGGAAGAGGTTTTAAAAGCTGAACAGTTGACAGTTATCCTAAATCAGCAACCGCCTGAAGCATGGATAAAAAAGCATCCGTACATTTCAAATTACAGATACATCCCGATTGATAAAATTGAGTTTCTTTTAAAGCGTATTTTTAAGAGTTACAGGATTGAGGTATTAAGGGAAGGTACTTCATTCAATGGAGTTTATTGTGTTGTAAGGGTCCATTACTTGCATCCGATTACCGGACAATGGGAGTTTCATGATGGCATAGGTGCTGAGGCTTTACAGGTTAAGGCTGGAAGTAGCCCGGCTGATCTTGCAAATATCAATAACGGTGCTTTGGGAATGGCTTTCCCGATTGCTAAAACAAGGGCATTAAAAGATGCCTGCGATCATTTCGGCACTACGTTTGGAAGCGATCTAAACCGAAAAGATACTTTGCAGTACTCAATGGATAAGAAACTTATTGAGGTTGCAAAAACTAAAGAAGAGCAGCGCATGGAAAAGCTGATCGAAAAAGCAAAAGACCGTGAAACGCTTGAAGGATTGAAAGCACATTTAACAGAAAAATTACAAACTCAATTTGATACGAAATGGAACCTATTAAAGTAAGAGCATCATCAAGTGGTAAAATTTCCGGAGTTAAAGGACTTGGTGAAACAGGTAAAACATTCTGCAAAGAATGGCTTAAAGAGCAACTTTATAAAAGGCGCAAAGATATTAAATCTAAGTACATCGATAAAGGCAATCGAAATGAGGAAGACGGGTTCACATTGGTTTGTTTAGAACTTGATTTAGGAATGGTTTATAAAAACCAATCTTACTTTCAATCAGAACATTTTTGCGGAACTCCTGATTTAATTCATAACGGCATAGTTTACGATAATAAGTGTAGCTGGGATTTAAGCACGTTCCCGATGTTTGAAACTGAAATACCTAATAAGGATTATTGGTATCAGCTTCAGGTTTATATGGAACTGACCGGATGCCGTAAAGCTATATTAGCATACACGCTAATTGATGCGGATATGGATTTGATTCAGCAAGCGGTTAAATGGGAAACAGATCCCGAAAAGATTTATCAAACGGTCTGCAATATGGTTTATACTAAGGAACGATTTGATGAAGCATTTAAGGAGTTTTGCCCTTTGGCAACATCGGACTATTTCATTGAGATACCAGCAAAAGACCGAATAAAAACATTTGCTTTTGATTACGATGAAGAGGCAATAACAAAACTTAAAGAGCGAGTTTTGGAATGTAGAGAGTATATTAATTCACTTTTAAACACTAAATAAAATGGGAAGGATTTCCGTAAAATTAAATTTGGCAGCCTTAAAAAACGCTGCAATTATCACATCTGGAAAGAATAAAGATGTTGATTGTATCTTAATACCAATTGAGCAAAATCATTTATTTCGTTCTGAAAAAGGAGCGGTTTATCTTGATGTTATCGGGTTTGAAACTGCACCCGAAAAGCGCAAAGGCAAAGATACCCACATGGCTAAACAGTCACTTGATAAAAAAGTGCTGGATGCAATGAGCGAAGATGAAAAGAAAGCGATGCCGATATTGGGGAACTTCATTGATTGGGATCAGTCAGGTGAAAGTCAAGGATCACAAACTGAGCAAGGTGCAAAAGTAGTTGATACATTTGAGGATTTAGGATTTTAGTATTCATACACCCGGCTAACTACCGGGTTAAAACTTGACTAAATGGAAATATTACCACTAAACATAAACGGCAGGGGTAAACGGTACGGGAACAGGCATCCAAAAAAGGTTATCGGGTTAGCTTTGGAATATACTTTAGGCAATAATTTAAGTCCGGTAGAATCAGCAAGATTGCTAAATTTACCTTTGCCAACCGTAGCTGAATGGATGACTAAATACTGGTTTTACCGCAAAGTTGATGATCCGATTATTTTAGTATTAGAATCTAAAGTATGAACCTACAAGAAGCATTGTCTAATCCATTATGGCTAAACCATAAAATCGGGAATACCTATTCAGTGGATGGAGTACATGGCTGGAAAATAGCTTATTATCCTATCTTTGAAAATGGTAAGACCGGTGAGGTTTACTCTGAGCCGAGGGCGTTAATTGAGAAACCAATTCCAAGCGGAACAGATTTTAGGGAAGTACCTTTAAGATATTTACAGAATGTTTAACCACCTACACCAAAAAATCATCCTCTCCATAATCCTAAAACGCTCATTGAGAAAGTATAGGATTGAGGATATAATTGAAGCGATAAGCAACTACTATGGCTAAAGTCAGGATAAAAACAGATGGTCGCGGTTCCGCTCAGGAAATTGGCAAGATACAAACATACAAGTCCAAACCTAAACCATACCGGGAGCCTGACAAAATTTGTAAAACAAAATTATTTTTAGTAAATTAGCATATCTTACAATGGGAGATAATGAAGTGAGAAGCATTATCTTTGCATTAATCAGCAATCTATAAATTGCCTCGGCTAAACTTCTCACAGCCGGGGCTTTTTTATTTTATGCAAATTAAACTTAGACCATACCAATCAGAAGCTATTGAACTATTAAGGCGAGGTTTTCGAGAACGACACCAAAGGCAAGTTCTTTGCCTACCAACCGGAGCAGGTAAAACCGTTGTGTTCTCTGAAATGGTTAGAGCAGCGGCAGAACGCGGAACAGTTACAATAGTGCTAACAGACAGAACGGAACTATTTAAGCAGACAATTGCTTCGCTTGGACGCGTTGGGGTTGCAGTAGAGGAAATTAGGCCGGGTAAAACGAATATTTATCAACAGGCAACCATTTACTTGGGCATGGTTGAAACATTGAAGCGGAGAAAGCATTTGCTTATCAATCCTGATCTGATTATCCTCGATGAAGCTCATAAGGGTAATTTTACCATGATACTTGATCTTTTCCCTGATGCTAAGATAATCGGGGCAACTGCAACTCCAGAGGGCAAACATTTTTATAAATACTATTCTAATATTGTTCAGAATATTGACATACCTGAACTCATTGAACTTGGTTATTTATCTCCATGCAAGGCGTATCAAATGCAGGATGATTTTTCAGACTTAGAAACTAAGGCCGGAGAGTACACCGATCAATCTTTACTGAATCACTTTGATAAACCTAAGCTATACAGCGGAGTAATTCAAGAGTGGCAAAAATTAACTCCAAACACAAAGACAATATGTTTTAATGTGAATATTCAGCATACAATAAAAATGCACTCTGCTTTCATTGAATCAGGGATAAGCAGCGAATTTATCACATCCAAAACGCCAAAGGATGAACGCAACAGAATCTTAAAAGCATTCACTTCCGGAGCATTTCATGTACTTAATAATTGCGGTATTCTTACAACCGGATATGACGAGCCTTCCATTGAAACGGTAATCATGAACCGCGCTACAAAGTCTCTCCCTTTATTCCTGCAATGTGCTGGACGTGGCAGCCGGATTTATCCGGGTAAAACTCACTTTACTCTGCTTGACTTTGGAATGAATCATGATAGGCATGGACTATGGGATGAGCCTCGAAAATGGAAGCTAAAAAAACCAAAAGAAAAGTCGGAAGGAGTAGCAGCAGTTAAAACTTGCGGAAATAATGAATGTGGATGTTTAGTCCCGGTAAGTACTCGAATATGCAAGTATTGCGGTTATGTGTTTCCGGTAAAAGAAGCTGAGGAACAGACTGGAGTTATGGTTGAGGTTAAGCCAAAAGCACCCGATCAATTTATCGGCAAAAGAATATCAGAACTTAGTATATTGGAACTCTTTGAACTCGAAAAAAGCAAAGCCTATAAATCTTCATTCATTTGGCGCGTGGTTCGTTCACATGGTGAAGATGCAATTGAACAATATCGAAGCCTTAAAAGATATTCGCGTGGCTGGGCTTATCGTCAGAAACTTGACATAGAAAATTCACAATATACCGATTACTTAATTAAATAACATGGAAATATCTCTATTCAAATCGTTGCCAGAAAAAGGAAAGCCGCATATTTCAGACGAAAAAATCACAATTTATGATTTTCTAAATTTAGTTAAGTACGGAAAATATAAAGACCAGATTGAACGAATAAGAACGGAAGAGGATAAAAAGAAACGCGATCTACTAAAAAAGCAACTTCCGGCAGTAACGGTTTCAGGTATATTTATTGAACGTAAAGAGGAATCGTTAATCAAGCATTCAGGATTTATTCAGATTGATATTGACTATTTTACTGATAAATCAGCGTTACTGAATGATCCGTATACATTCAGTCTATTAAAATCCGCATCAGGCGGAGGCCTTGCGATAATAGTTAAGTGCAATCCTGAAAAGCACAAAGAATCTTTCAGGTGGCTTCAGAATTATTATTATCAGTCATTTGGAATAAAAATCGATAGCGCACCTCAAAATGTGGCTTCATTGCGTTTCGTTTCATTTGATCCTGAACTTACTATCAATGAAAAATCAAAGATAGCTCGAACGCTTACGGCCGCGCCAAAACCGATTAAATCATTGCCGATAGTATTACCGGGTGATACGGTAGGAGAAATGATACGAGAATGCGTAAATCTCGGCCACAACTTGGCACCTGATTACGATTCTTACCTACGTTTAGGATTTGCCATTACGGATGGATTCGGTGAAGCCGGGCGTGGTTGGTTTCATTCTCTTTGCTCAGTATCAGAAAAATATGATAGCAGGCACGCAGATAAGCAATATGACCATTGTTTAAAGGCGCGAGGCGGTTCAAAGGTTACAGTTGGTACTTTGTATTGGATGCTTAAACAGGTTGGCATACACGCTCCAGATGATAGCCGAAAGGCTGTACAAATTGCCGCAATGGGTAAAAGGTCAGGCAGGAATCCTGAATCGGTAAAAAGGCAGCTAACTGAGATTAACGGCATAGGTCAGGAAGAGGCAGATAAATTAGTTGATGAAGTATTCAAACGTGATGATATATCAATCAAAACTGCTTCAGGCGATCCTGACCAACTTATTCAGGCTTTAACCGAATGGATGAGCCAAAACCATCCAATGCGCGTAAATTCAATAACTCGAATCATTGAGGAAAATGGCAATGAAGTTAAGCGAGAACGTATTAACTCGATATATCTCAGGGCCCGAATGTTCTTTAATACTAAAGACATTACAAAGGATTTAGTTGAGTCCTACATTTTCTCAGATTTTATTCATGAATACAACCCGATTACTGAATATATAGAAAGAAATATTCACAGACGATCTTCAGGCAATATATCCACCCTTTGTAAATCTATCCGATCAAATACCGAAATGAAGGATATTTTTATCCGTAAATGGATGCTTTCATTAATTGCTGCTTATAATGGACACCCGGTCAGATCAGTGCTTTCATTAGTCGGAGGTCAGAACAGCGGTAAAACAGAATGGTTTAGGCGTTTGTTGCCTAATGGATTGAAGAAGTATTATGCTGAATCTAAACTTGATGCAGGCAAAGATGATGATATTTTGATGTGTCAAAAGCTGATTGTAATGGACGATGAAATGGGAGGAAAATCAAAGCAGGATGAGAAGCGGTTTAAGGAATTAACAAGTAAATCTATCTTCAGCTTGCGCGCCCCATATGCCCGGTCAAATGAAGATTTTAAACGATTGGCTGTGCTTTGCGGCACTTCTAATGATCCGGAAATCATAAACGATCCTACCGGGAATACTCGAATATTACCTATTGAAGTATTGTCTATTGATCATGAATTATATAATTCAGTAGATAAGGATGAGTTATTTATGGAAGCTTACAGAGCATATGAATCAGGTGAAGAATGGCAGCTGACTAAGGATGAATTATCGACACTTAATCAGGTTGGGGAAGATTTTCAGTCTATTGCTTTTGAAAAGGAATTGATACTAAAATTCTTTGCTCCGGTTTCTAAAGGTGGTTATGCTGAATGGCTAACGGCTACTGAAATTAAAGATGTTTTAGAATCAAACACAAAACAAAAACTGCATTCAATGCGGAAATTAGGGATGGAACTTGTTAAAATTTTCGGAAAATCGAAGTCAAAATCAGTAAATGGGGTAATTCTTAATAGGTATGAAGTTATCCGATTAAGCGATCAAGTGTCTAATAATCAGGAAGTTGATTTTTAACCTTAATAGGTTAATAGGATTAATACGATTTTTGTATATAGATTATTTAAACACTAAAATGAAACGTGAATCAATAAATGATAAATACATTGTGTTATATAATATTAAATATTATCCTATTAAGTTATTAAGTTATTAAGATATAGCCTTAACGATATTTTAAACAAAGATTTTTTACCTTAATAGGATAGATTAAGTACTTAACCTAACCACTTAACCACTTAAACATGGAAAAACGAGAAAAATCAGAAATTAAAGCTCAGTCAGATTGCGTTACTAAAATTTGGAATGAACGACCAGAATTAAGAGGTCGGATATTTGCAATAAATAACAACTCCGAAAATTCGATAAAAGGCGCAATTAATCGAGCTATGGGAGTATTACCCGGGGTAAGTGATACGGTATTTATAGGTTCATTAGGCCGTTCGATTTATATTGAATGGAAAACTGAAACAGGAACTCAAAGTAAAGCCCAAAAAGAATGGCAGGCAATAATTGAATCTTTGGGGCATATTTACTACCTTGTAAGATCAGAGGGAGAATTTATATCAATAATTAATCGTTATGAATAAAGACACCGACTTAGTTAAATGCTGGTCAATTTTAGATCAATTGCAACCATCCGAAATCCTCGAACTGAAACGGATTCCAGAGGACAGACGAACGGTATTTTTAGCCTGCTCCAAACAGTATCAGGACACTCACCACAACATAACATTCAATAACTCGTACACTAAGATTAGGAAAGATGAAAGAATCAGGTAAAAGGTTTGTCGATGTTGATGGCGTAAAAATGGACATAGCGGAATACTTAAATTATAAAGCGGGATGAGTTACCAATATAAAGATAAAGAAGTACTTAATAGATTTATGAAAGAGTTTTTCTGCTTTAAATCACTTTTAAAGGTTGGATTTTTTACTAAAGAAATGAAAAACGATTACGAGGCTCAGGCTAATCGAGTATGTGAATATTTTGGATTTGAAAATGTTTATGAATACGGAAAGGATGAAGTAAAATGCCATTTATCATTCGCAGGAGAAAGACCGAAAGATGAACCATTTATAACAGTTATACCAAGTATTTACGATTAATGCACACCTACCAAACACCCAAAGGAACGGTAACAGAAATGACTTGGGAGGAATATCAGGAAAAAAAGAAAAGCAAATGAAAGATTTAAGAGGATTAAAAAAGGCATTAAAGGCAATATTTGGATTAAAGCATATTATACTTTTACGTGTAAATAAAGAGCCTTCATCAAATGGTAGGTATATTGCCTATACAATTACTTTTGAAACAAGGTATAATAAACCATGAAAAATCCAAAGCTAAAGAACTTCACCCTAAAAGGAGATATGAAATAAAGTTGTAAATCATATAAAAAGCGAAGAATGATACCCACACAAACCGAACAAATAGAATGCCCCGAATGTGGCAGTCTACAAAATGCAACAGTCGAACATACTCAACCGTTCTGGACTTATATTCATGAATGCAATTGTGGTCACACAATTATGGAATCAGAATGGAATGTTGTAACTTAATTTGATTATTGAAAAGTTTTGTATATTTGATAGCATGACAAAATCCTCGATACTTACTGAGATATACCAATCGAAAGAAGTCGAGGCAATAATACGCTCAATTAAACCAAAGGATTTACAGGATGATATTAAGCAGCATTGTTTTTTAGAGTTATTTGAAAAGCCAGAAGAGTTTATTTTAGATTTGTATAACCGAGGAAAGCTAAAGAACTACATCATTAAGATTCTTTACAATACTTCAAGATGGTCATGTACTAATCTTCATAAGCAGTTAGGAAAGGAAATACCAACTGAAGAATTTACAGACTCTGAGTGCGAAATTTACGAAGAGATAAATATTGAGCCTGTACTAAAATCTGTTTATTGGTACAAATCAGAACTAATTAGATTGTATGCCGAACATGGGACTTTTCAGAAAGTAAGCGACTTGACCAAAATACCTTTAAAATCAGTTTATACTACCATAGTTGAAGCACGTAAAGAAATCAAACAAAAGTATTATGAAAGCAGAAAGCATTAAATACCTGAAAGATAATATTTATCTTTGGGAAGCCCGAAAGCAAGGCGTATGTAAACACCTGAGCGAATCACAGGCAAAACGATTGAATGAGATTGCTGGAGAGATAAAACCCGGGACTAACTTTCAATTAAGAGATTGCCAAAGTTGTCACGATGCTATGGTTCTATTTGTGTATAAACATTATGAAGCAGGTTTGAAACGTAAAGCAAAGAAAGAATTGCCTGAATTTCCTAAAGGCAGAATAATTACCGAAGCTGGTGTAAAATTATAATTATGGCACGTTATAACAAAGGCGGAATGCACGGAGAAAGAATCTTTAAAACGCCAGAGGACTTAATGCAGGCTTTTGAAGAATATAAAGCCGACCTTAAAGAACAGGCTAAAGAATGGTTAAAGGTTCAGTATGTAGGAAAAGAAGGTCAAAGGGTTGCGGATGCTCAAAAAGTACCTATGACATTCGAGGGATTTAAGAGATATTGCAGAGAACATTACGGGGAAGTTGAGCAATACTTTGTAAATGCAGGAGATTATTATTCCGACTTTATTAGTATCTGTTC